GTTCGAAATGTCACCGCTTGTTCAGCGGACACCTCCACATATCTGGCCTCTTTGTAAATAAACCAGTCTTCGAAAGATTCGTCTGTCTCTGCAAATTTCGCCCGGAACCGGCTTCTGCGGTGGTCCAGTTCTTCCACATCGTATATAACGGGTAGTGTCTTTTTGAGCTCTTCGGACGCTTCTTCGGATCCTTCCACGTTTGTTCTCTTCTTCGGCGGCTCTACTTCGGCAGCTGCAAGCTTATCCTTAAGCGCATCTATGGTCTGTGAGGCTTCCGATAGCTCACGGCCTGCTGCGTCACGCTTGTTGGCATTGTCCTCTGCCAGTTCCTTCGCTTCAAACAGTTCCTTGCGCAGCCCGGAGATAATCGCGTCACGGTCCTCAATCTGCTGAGATAGTTCAGATAGTTCGCTGTTCGTGATAACTGCTGTTTCTTCCGCCTGCACTTGTGCATCAGTTAAAGCGTCCATCAGGGCATACGTTTTGGCGAATACTTTTTCGCGGATCACGTTATAAGATAGTTTGTTTTTGCAGAATGGTTCAAAGGCTGTCCCGAACAGTTCTGCTTCCTCATTTGCCTTTACAATCTCTGGGGGCAGTTCTGGCTTGTCCATCTCAGCCGTCAATTCCGCAATCTTCGCTTCCAGTCCCTCTACCTTGGCCGCATCCTTCAATCCGCCGCGCTGATTTTCCATGTTCAACTCATACTGTAGCTGCTCAATTTGATCTTGCAATTCCGATATTTCCACGAATACCCCTCTTTTCGCTCATATTATTGATTATTACCTATATTATACACTATTTCCCGGCGTTATTGTACTAATATCTTTCGTTTTCTCACGTTTTCATAGATTTAATCATGCCGTTTTGCGATTGATCAATCTCTTTTCTGCGAATTTGTAACTGTCTGTTTTAAAGCCTATAGGAGGCTCGTACAGCGCCCTAAGGTTCCGCTGATGTATTTGCTTGTCCAGTGTTATCAACGCTCCTCCACGGGTCCCATATTCGCTTACCAACTCGTATGTTTCTCCAAGATTGATCCATGCTGCTCTCATGCGATCCACTCCTCAATTTGGATTACGATTCGCGCTTCGTCTGCATAGTACTTGTTTGTGTGTAGCCCCACGACTTGGTTGTCATCCATGTATGCAATCTTGTTGAGAGAGTCCATGATTCCTTTAGCGGCGTTGTCGATGTCCGGCTTGACCACTGGACGTAGCCTGCCTTCCTGGATGAGCTGCTTCTTGGCTTTGGTAAATGAGGTAGGGATCTGATAATAAAAGTCCACTGTGACGATGATAGGCTGTTCTAGCGGTGTCTTGATGTGCTTGCGTGCTTCATACCCTAGCAGTTTCTTATAGTCCAGATACCTTTGTGCTGCCGGGTCCTTCCACTTTCCCTTTTGCGTCATTCGTACGCTTCCCATTGGCTTTACTTTTATCTCGAACTGTACCACGCTTGGCACCTCCCTGCTGGCGTGTTGGCGGCGTTGCTATACTGCTATAGCTGCCGTATGGCCGGGTGGGTGGTCCGTACTTGGCAATCACTTCAGCCACCAGTTCCGTAAGCCATCTATAGGCGTTGTTCCGGATCTTTGCTTGATACCGATTAGATTCCATACGATTCATGGACCAGGTCTTCGTCAGGGCCTTATCAATGGACTCAATTTCTTCATCCGATAGTTTAGTCATGGTCTGTCTTCCTCCCCTACCAATGTTTTCTAAACTCTGATCCTTTGTGCTTTCCACATTTGGTGCAGATGTTATAGATTCGATCACCACTAAGATTCTGGAACTTTGTTTGTTTGATATGCGGCTGATAGTCGTGTTTGCAAAATAGTTGTTTAAGCCAGTTCATGGGTTGTTCCTTTCTTTATGGGGAGCCAGATAAGCCATAAACCCTTATCCGGCCCCCGTTATCACTGGGATTATTCGGTCTGACTCGATGGCCTCCGGCCTAATCCTTCATATGGTCCTTTATCCGTGCTTTTGGCAGACGCATTACGGCGAATGCTCCAAAGTCCGTGAGTGCTCCCTCGCCTTCTATCGCATCTTCAGGAATCCATATCTCACATTTGATACGGTAATACCCCTTGTGCTTTCCTGACTTGCTAGGTGCGTGCGTTGACATGTTTCCTACGAATGGCGCCAATACCATCATGCTGTCTTCGTTAACTTTCTTAATTTCATCCATTGCCGTTCCTACTGTTTCCTTGGTGACACCAAAGATGACCGCTTTGCTCATATCCTCTTCTCCCCCTCAACTTCCTTCTGAGTCATTTTCCTTCCAAACCTCCGATATGCACCCAACATTGCCGCCATACACCCTTTGTGACCACCATAGAACTTTGTTGTTTTATAATCTCCTGTATGCTCAAGCGTGCAGCTGTACATTTTATTGAAGTCCATCTCTTCTTCGCAATAATCACATTTGCACTCGTTCACTCCTCTTCTCCCCCTTATACCTCTTCGTAGAGTTTTAATTCATGAAAGATTCCAGTCTCTTCGATTGCTTCTTTCAGATCCTGCACGGCTTCCATGTAGCAGTCAGGTATGTTTGGATATTCGACCATGATCTTTCCGTTTAGAAATAATCCAATTTTCTTTGCCATCGTGTATCCTCTCCCTTTGGGGTAAATTAGCGTAACAACCAAATTCCTTAATTTCCGGTAATTTAACAACCAAGCAGTTGTCTCTGCCCCCTTATAAGTTAAGTACCAGACCTTATACGGCCTCCGCTACGCTTAGCTGATTCAGTCGATATGGAGGCCTGACGGCCGTTATAAGTTCAGTGCTGCTATTAGTGCAACCTTGCAAATTGCATCAGGCGTTGTTTTGCACATAACCTCTTCAAATGCAAGTCCACTGGCTGTTGATGGGTATACAATAGTGTAGCCTGATTGATGTACGTATATATTTAGGTTGAATCCAAGGATCCTCATCTTTTCTACAACTATCCATGCTGCATCAATGTATTTTGAAGGCTGCCATTCATCTGGATAATGAACATTTTCATATTTGATTCCTTCACGGTAATAAAACTCATGATATGATTGGTCCCATATATATTCCTTCTTGATTTCGTATCCCATAACATGAACAGATACCCATTGATCTAATTGAATTCCTGGCGGCTCATTTAGTATCTCTTTCCTTGTGAGTGTCATTAGGCTTCCTCCCAATCTTTAGGGTAGTTGAAATAAGCATAATGACTTACTGTGCGTTGGAAGTATATGGTTGATTCCTCATATCCTTCATGAAAAAACCATCCATGATCCGCATCAAATTTAGCTTGGTGTGTTAATCCATTAGCCAGGATAAGGTATGTTTTACCTTCAAGCTCTTCGCTTTCATACATATTGAACTTAATCCAGTCAATCATCGTTATATCCTCCCTTAGTGGGAGAGGAGGGTTACTCCTACTCCCTTAATGATCTGTTTCGGCCCCCGGATACGCCTGGGTTTATGCTGTCGGACGATGTCCTTCGGCCAATTGCATCAGGCTTAAATTTTTTCCAACTCGCTGTGGTAAAAGAAAAATCCAGGATGTTCTATCAAATTGTATGTGTACCGAGTAATACCCCTGCCCATTCTAGTAAGCGACCATTCGTTTATCGTGACGGTTTCTCCCGTTTTCTTTAACCGGACCTTTTCCCCATCTTCAAAGTGTTCTGACATTTGTATCTACCCCCTGATTTGCGCGTACTCTCGCAATCTTTTGTTTGCAGCCAACCCTACGCCATCCGAGAATATCACCGTAATACCCTTCAATATGTGTCTTGGTTCGACCATACTTATCTGTAGGATCACCATAATCTCTGTAAGGACGTCCATCTATTAATACCTCTATGCAAATATCATCAATGGTCAATTGCATACTCAGGCTCCTTCCTGCACCATATGCGTCTACCGCTTACTACTAAGCGTGATATATGCCGCCTCTGCCCTCTCCCTGGGGCTGGCGAGGTGTAAATCTGCGGCTCCGATAAGAGATAACTCCGTCATTTCCGCAGCGTCTTGTCTAACCCATCTGACTGCAGCTAGGTTACGCATGTACTTTTCGGCATCTTTTACTATGGCTGCTGTTTGTACCTCTAGAGAGGCAGCAGGATCAGTGCTAGGGCTGAAAAACCTCAATCCGTTGAGTCCTTTAGCGTCTACATATCTCACTACAAGTTCATGGCTGAGACTAAATTCTTCGGCGTATATTTCGTATCCGCATAATTTAGCAAGTGCCACATCAATCTGTTTGTTGCTCCATTCCTGTACCTGTGTCATTGGGCGTCCCTCCGAATCTCGGCCAGCGAATGGAACGTCTGCCGCTTGATGTCCTCCAGTAGCTCAAATATCTGATGTGGCGTCTTGCCCTTCTCAGCCATATTTGCCATTGCCGCCACGATTAACTGATGGTCAAGATTATTTAAATCAAGGCTCTGCTTCTCCTGTGTCATGGCTGTATCTCCCCTAGAGCAGCTCGGGCTACCGATCTGAAATACTTGCCTGTGGTTGGAGCAGGCCTGTGTGCGATATCATCCAGCGCCTCCCGTTGCCGGGCTATGGTCTGCCTTGCTTCAAATAGCTCCAAGCCCTTCTCTTTTGAGATATTGTCTGCTGCCTTCTGTGCACTTTCTCTGCTTAATTCCAGTTTCTCTATATATAATCGCTTCCGGGCTATGGTCTGTTGTGCCTCAATCAGTTCTTTTGTGTCCTCGTCAAATAGATTTTTTAGCCTTTCTATCTCCTGTTGTGACTCACGGTGCGCCCTGGCTAGTACACTGTGTTTATTAAGGAGCGAATCGTACTCACCGCGACTTACGCAGAAACCTTGAAGCCCTTCATATGCCGCATACGCCAGTTCTGCTTGTTGTTGTGCCTCTTCTAGAGCAGCCAGCGCCCTGTTCAAGTCTCTGCTTTCTCCGCCTAAGTAGCTGCACATGCTGTCGAACACGGACATGATGCCCATTGAAGCGCCTTGATGTTCTAATTCAGTTCTGAACATTATGCATGTTGATTTTAGAGTTTCTGGTGTCATGGTTTACTCTCCTTCGTTGTTAGAGGATGTCAAAGCAGCTCTTGCGATTCCCCCGCCATCAAGCATTACTTTGGTTGGTTCCACATTACGGTATTCGTTCAATTTCCAATCGTGGTTTTTCTCGTCTGCGTAGAAAGATAGGGCTTTGTCCTTTTCTTCTAGGAGAGAAATTAGGTAGGAAACATCGTTGTAATATTCATCTGCTTGAACGTACTGGTCTCGCAAGTTTTTCATTTCTTTGTGCGCTTCTTTGATCTCTGTTAGTTTATTCATAGGAACCCCCGGTACGGCCCCCGGCTTGCGCCTGGGTGATTTCGGACGACTCGATGTCCTCCGGCAAAACCTCTTTCTTCGCCCATTGTGCGAACCAGCCAAAACCAACTACTTTTGATAGTCCCGTTTCAACCCCACCAATCAAAACGTTATACTTTACTCCTTTTGGATATATGCATCCGTATCCATCGTGCATATTTCTTGATATCGCTACAATTTTTCTAATCTGTCCCTTTCCATTGCTGTATAACTTTCCTACTTGAATGTCTGATCCTTTCATTCCCTTCACCCTCTCACCTTCTGTGTGCCCCGTAAAGCGCTTGATCGATCATACCTTCCCAGACCATCAATCAACGAACACCGTGTCCTCTGTGACCTGCTCATTGCTTGTGATCGTGATTGTGGATGCTTCTCCCGGCTCTAAAACGATACTTGCTACGGAATATCCTTTGGTGATATTAAAATCACTGACGAATCCTTTCTTATACACCAGATGGTCTCCTGTCCATTCCCATTCATTATTGAACTGTGGATACTGCCTGCTCTCATATTTCACTTTCGAAGGAGCGACCGTCTTCAGCAGCGCCTTGCGTCCCACATAGTCAATCTCCCGATATACTGGATGTGCTGCTGTAAATTCAGCGTACAATTCTGGTAAAACTTCTTTGAGGTGTGCTAGGAATAATGGAACTTCTTTCTTCTGATACTGGTCGATAGTTCCCCCCATTAATGCCTGCGGCTGGAACGTGCACAATCTGTGGATTAGATTAACATTGAATAATTTCATTGGTATGAATGCATTTTTATCATTGAAAAATCCGGGGTTTGAAATGGATACATTTTCTTCCTCGACCTTGATCGAAATAAATGGGTACGGATAGACGACATAATCTCCAATAACCCCTAATTTCCTTGGCGGTGATTTAAGCTTCCCGTACATTTCATGATTTTCCCATTGGCTCCGAAACTCTCCGTATTTTTTCGCTCGACTGGTGTATCCCGTGACAGAATTCTCTCTGCCAAACTTGCAACTTCCACCAAATGGTGCACGAACAGTCAAACAAGTTCCGGATTTATAGTAAGAGCACTCTTCGTGTTTATCACAATTGATTATGCTGGCTTCCAACGGAGTCTCTTTCCCGCCAAATAGCCCCTTGCCGCCATATAGTCCTACATGAATTGTCTCGCTCATCCCTGTTTCCTCCCTTGTTATGCTGCCTCAGCCTGATCACGTTCCCATTCATCCACCACACTGGTGTCCATCCCGAAGGATTCTAGGCCCTTGCGCCACCATAAGGCGAAGTCTTGGTCGTATAGGTCGTAGTCGTCTATGGGTTGTTTCATGATCAATATTCACCACGATTAATTTCATAATCAAAACCATGTTCTCTGTTAATTGTCTTGACGTATGATTCTAATTCATCCAACGCAGCTGACATTTCATTTTTCGTTGATATCAAATCGAAGTTAACTTTTGTACCATTTTTTGTTGGTCTTAACCATCTTGTAGGACGAAGATTTTGTTTTATGAGGTCAATCCAACAGGAAACCTTGCCGCCAGCATAATCTTTTTCACTTAGTTCCTTTTTCATAGCAGGGTAATTCATTGTTCCACCAAATACTGAAATTTTAATATTGCTCACTGTTCATCCATCCTCTCTTATTTAAGCCGGCTCACTCTTGCTATGCGCCTTTTTTCAGCCACCTTGCAGCCTTGTATTCTTCTATTCCTTCCTCAATCTCTTCTCGCTCAATTTCCGGGAATATTGGTTCCAACTGCTGTACTCTCGGCAATAGGTGGTCAGGCAATCCGTACTTTTTCAGGTATTCGTATACATCCCATCTGCTTTGCATGTTCATCCCTCCTAATGGTTATAGTCCTCATATTTCTGCACCCATCCTTTGAACAGGTACTTGAAAGCCTTCGTTCCCGTGTGCCGACCCTTCGCAATGGTGGACTGAACGATTACCCCATCCCGGCTTGTTTCGTCTGGATCTTGCCAAAGGAATTCAACAGTGTCGGCCTCTTGCTCAATCTCCCCGGAATCTCGCAGGTGATGCAACTGCGGCGCTCCCTCTGCCCCTTCCCGGCTAAGTTGTGCTAGAAGGATTACCGGACAATCCAACTCCTGTGCCAGCCATTTGAAGCGTTTAGCTACTTCACCTACTGCGCGGCTCCAGGTCTCACCCTTCTGCTGCTTGATGTTCATCCGGGTTAAGTAGTCCACGAATATTGCTCCGACTCTGCCTTTTTGGCGATGAATCTGACGGGCCGTTGCCCTGACTTGGTCGAAAGTAACTCCTGAGCTGTCATCAATCATCATCGGATACTGGTTGAACATGGTGTGCGCCTTCTTGATTAGGTTAAATTCGAATTCACTGAGGTCTTTCTGCCGTATCTTGGCGTAATTGATTCCTGTGATGTTTGACATGATTCGTTCCTTTAGCTGATTGCTGGTCATTTCCAGTGAGTACACCAGTACATCCCCGGCATCCTGCCGCGCCATATTGGTCGCCATCTGCATGGCCCTTGCTGTTTTTCCAATGCTCGGCCGGCCGGCTAGTATGTATAGCCATCCTCTGCCGACTCCTCCTGACCATGTGTCGAAGTTCTCAAACCCAGTTTTTATCAACGATTCCTTAGTCAACAATGACTCGATAAACGATTCTTCTGTGTCAGAGAAAGACTTCATTGCACCTTTTAACTCCGGCCGCATTTGGGTGAACATGGTGTCCAGCAGCTGCAGGTATTCTTCCGGTGTTTCGAAATCATCCTCGGTGGTAATGGCTTGGATATCTCCGGCCAACATCATCCCCTTAACTCGGATCGACTGGCGCTTGATGATCTTTACATAATGATTCGTGTATCCTCCGGTGAATTCGGATTTTGCTATCCGTGATAGGTTAGTTACTCCGCCGATCTCCTCCAGCACCTTTGCCTGTTGGAGTTTCGCGCTTACGGTGATAATGTCAACCGGTTCATTCTTGGAATAAAGGGATAAGGCTGCCTCGTAAATGTGCCGGAATGCGATCTCTTGGAAGTCTTCCGGGTGTAAGTGTCCGGCTAGTTCGTCCAATACCTTTCCACCCTGTAGCACTACCGATATGATCCCTCGCTCAGCCTGTATGCTCTGTTCAGAGGTTAACAATGTCTCCATCGGTATATTCATTGCGGTTCCTCATTTCTTCTTGCAGCTTCATCACATGATCTTGGTATGAAGATGATTGCTTTTCTCTTTCCAACTTCACGACTTGTGCCGACTTGATTGATTCTTTTGTGGTCTTACCTTCTTCAACCAGTTCTTCAAGTACTCTTTTGGCATATGGAGCGTTTTTCTTTTCAGCCTTCTTAATGGCATATTCTATTACTTCGATATCAACTGTTCCGATGAATGATGTAATTTCCTCTAGTTGTAAAACTCCCTTGCATTTCAGTTCGTATTTATTGATCCATTCCAGCACCTGTTGACGATAATTTGTGTCAGGAATTTCAGGTTCTAGTTTTGTTTTGTTTTGTTTTGTTTTGTTTGCATTTTTTTGCATTGCATTTGCATCACTTTTAGATGCATTTGCATCTGATTGCTTCTTTTCCCATCGTTTATTAGCTGCTTCGGACCGTTTTTCTGATACAGCGTCCCGATATTGCATCCTTTTTCGAAGGGAATTAGACCAAAATGTGATTCCGTCCGTTGCATACAGTTCGAATTCTTCAATGCAATCCGATACAAATTTCTGCAAAATATCTGATTTGCATTGCAATTGCATTGCATAAGCATTGAATGCGTACTTGCTCTTACAATCCAGTTGATACCCGTCTGATTCGGCCATGAGTTCATTTAGCATCCAGAACCACCCATACCCTTCGGCACCATATACGCCGCGCATTGCTGATATTTTCGGGTCATGTCTGGCGTTCATATCGTGCGAAAAGAATGGAGCCTTTTTTGCCATGATTACACCGCCTTGGTTTGACGTTCCTCAAACCACCGCATAACTTCGTCTGGATCAAACCGCAGTATCCGTTCAGAGATTCGAATGTGCGGCATACCTTCTTTAATCAGCTCGTAGACGGTGGGTCTGCTGATCTTGTACTTCTTTTGAATGTCTTTTGCGTCTACTAACATTGTTATCACCTCTTTGTACTTATCTTACTATAAGTTACGCAATTTGTACATCTACTTGTACATAATGTTCTGAATCATTTACTTTATGGGCATGATGTATATGATAGAAATAGGTTATGACTATAAAATGGCTGGTGAATAATGTGATTAAAAGCAAACTCCACGAACAAATGTTGAAGCATAAAGTTAGAAATATATCTGAGTTGGCAAGGGTGACGGAATTGGACCGGCGCACCCTCACCAATATCTGGGATGAAAAGAATAAGAGAATTGACTATGAAACTCTCAATAAGCTTTGTGAGCATTTTGATTGCAACGTAGGGGATCTTCTGGAATACATCCCGGACTAAGCACTCTTTAACTGCTGCAGCTCAGCCTCGGCTTTTTCGATACGGCGGGTTATGTGATTCCTCAACTCGCCGTAGTATTCGATATCTCCTAACACGCTGTATTTCGTTGCGTATAGCAAACAGTTTTCGTATACTTCGATTTCCCGTTTCATAACGGAGATGTCTGCGATTAATTGACTTCTTCTGCTCATGCGCTCACCACCCCGAATAAATCAACTTGTCCCTCATAATCTTCTGCATCAACGATGTACTCACGCTCCAGCCAACCGGCCGGGGCAGAACTGCCGTAGTTGAAGAATTGCTGCTGCACCGGAGCGCCCGGGATCCGGCAGGGATTCGCTGCGGCTGCTGTCTCCGTCCATACCCAGAAGGTTTTTGCGGTAACGCGCGTTCCGGTAGTCATGCGCTCATCCCTTTCTTTTGCTTCCTCCGCGCCCGGACTTCTGCGTCCAGGTCATCTGCGATACTTTGCAGCTTCTTTCCTGTCTTACATGTATTGTGGCAATAGTGCTGGAACCGGTTGTGTTGGGTAGATAGGTATCCGGCTGTTTTCTTCTTAGTGCAGCTGCTGCAAACCTTGAGTAGTTCATCCAGATTCAGCAGCGTTTCCTTGCGGGTCATATCAGCACCGCCAATGATGCCGCCAAGAGTAAGATAGACACACATATACGAATCAGCATGTCGTTTAAGGTGGGCAGCGTCTCTTCACGCACGGTGCATATGGTTCCGTGCTGGTCACGGGTTACGAGTTGTTTCATGGGGTGACCTCCAGCAGTTCTGGATTTTCGTGGATTGAACCTAATACTTCATTCGTTCCTGTTTCGGTAAACAGGTAATCACCGTTATCTCCACGCTCCACACACCATGAACCGTCTACCATTTTCACAACACCTGTGATGTTCAAATCGACTGTGCAGCCAATAGAGAAGTCTTCGTGCCGAATGATGTCACCTTCATAAATATCCATTCCATTTTTGTCTTTTAATCCAGTGTATTGTTGCAAAACAAACCGTCCTGGGAACATTGATTCATGGTACATCCCATCCATTTTGCGAAGGTTGATGTCTCCGGCAGGTGATATAACCAATTGCTCTATTACATTCTCGTACGCCCTATTTGTATCTCTGAAGAAACTTTTATTTTCGTTATCCCAAACGCGGAATTTAATTTCTCTGCTCATTAATTTTCGCCTCTTTCAGTAGATTTGTAATAACTTCCGTCTGAATATCATCCATGCTCCATACCACGCGAAGCTCGTTTGCCCCTAAGGATCGTTTGAGCTTACGCTCCAGTAAAACTACCAAGTCGATGAATGACGCCTGTTTGGCCTGTTCTAGCTCGTCTGTGAGAGTGCCGGATAATGATGCCAAGAAACGTTTGAACATCAGGCTTCCTCCTTGTACTGGATTCGATCAAGTTCATCGAACCAAAAGTTTTCTCCGTACTTCTCACGCTGCAGCTCAATGTATTTGTTCAGCACAGAGTTCTTCTCATGGATCACCTTGTGGCAGTAATTGCAGACACGAAGTCCGTTCTCTTTAACGCCCCGGCCGGATCCGCTCCGGGGCATGATGTGATGTGTTTGAGTTCCGCGGCTGACGAAGCAGACTTGGCAAAGACCACCGGACTCAGCAATTAGTTCACCGACTACCCACAGGGGAAACTCTGCACGCTGTGAACGGGTCTTACTCTTTTTATGGTGCTTGAGAATGTCCTTTTTCCACGCCGATACTTCCTTTTTCTTCTTCTTTTGCATGGTCACACCTCCGATTAGATTTCGAGTGCAGCCTGATTCGGATCTTCACTGACTTCTGTTACTTCACCGGGAGCTTCTGCCCAATCTGTTACATCCACAATCTCGCTCATATCATCAGTCCCGGACTCGAAATGTTTGGTTGTTTCGTCCTGATCCACGGCACGCTGGAACTCTACGCTGATCGGCATATATTTCATTAGCGCCTTAAGCACGGTCTTCTTCGCCATCTCGTCAAAGTGGTCAACCCATGGGCCGTAAGTCTTGGCCTTGCTGAATTTATCGCGGTGGATCATGATATCCTGGCGACTCATGACCATGAAGGAGTAGCCGCCGTCTTTGAACTTGGCGTAAGAGTAATATTTCACTACGGGGCCGCGCTCACCGTCTGCCGGAACGTGCCGCAGCTTTTCGTTGATACCATATTCGTACTCAAATTCATCATTCTGGTGGACTGCCTGGGCCATGATGCTGCTGATCTGTCCGGTGCGCCGGGCAAGCTCTATCAGGCCTTTGTAACCAATCTGAAACTGGCATTCGTCCACGCCTTTATTCTTATATGGAATGAGGTAAGCATGACCAAGGATGGAAGGCTCAAGTCCCAGCTGCGCACACTGCATTACAGCTCCTAGAAGGCTCTCGGGCGTGCATACCTTCAGTTTGGGGTTAGTCCGTATGCTGGTTGTTGCAATACGTAGGAGACGGTCAGGAGTGAGGTGTTTCGGGATGGCTTGTGCAATCGCTGGCTTCATCTGCTCAAACAGGTCATTGATGGTTTTGCCTCTGGTTGCTGGTGCTGTAGCAATTCCGGTCAATGCTCCTGCTAGTGCGTTTTGGTTAGTGGGTGCTTTCATATTCATGGTTTATAGACCTCCGATTATTTTGAATACGCGACTGCCGCGTGCATTTGTTTTCCAAGAACAGAACTTTTCGCCCTGCCATAAAGCCAGTTCGTTTTCGCCCATAAGGTTTTTAACTTTGTTCTTCACATCTTCATGGGCTTCCTCGGCCTGTTTTAAGGCCTGTTTCGTGTCTATGAGTCTCTTAATGAGTTCGTAGTATGCCTCGCTGATGTTGACGCTTGTAGGGGCGCTGGCAGGGTACATATAGTTCATCAGATCCGTGTCCTGAGCCTTAACTTCCGGAAGTACTCCGGCCGTAACATGCTGTGTCCAAAAGTTTTCTTCAATGGTGATAAGGTTCTTGATCAGGTTGTCGTCACGCTCGATCACCCGCCACTGAAAGTCCCAACCGCCGATCAGCACGGCCACATACCATTTGTCCGCACCGGTCACCGCCATATAGTGGTTAGCCTGTAGCTGATACTCCGTGGGAATGATCTCGGTTTGCCCATCAAACCAGTTGTTACGCGAATACTCAGCAGTATTTTTAATCTCAAGCCCCGCATTCTCCCCGGGAACCCAGCGGTCAATATTCGCCAGCATGAACGGGTAGTCTTTATGTTGGAAGATGTAATTCTGCTTCTGGACCCGGATGCCGGTTTCTTCTGCAAACCAGTCCGCGACAACCGGCTCAAGTATCCGGCCAGCCTTCATTTTTGGATTGTCAGGAATCGGCGGTATCTCTCCGATCTTATCCAGGTAGACTTCCAAGGCCGATTTATACCGGCTCAGTCCGCAGATCGCAGCTACATCAGATCCACCAATCCCGCGCTTACGCCATTCCAGCCAGTCCTCATGTTCTAGGTCCTTTGTGCCAACTAAGCGAAGTGCTTGCATTGATCACTCACCCTTTCCGTGGTAGAATTAATTTGTGAATTTTATAAAGCAACTGACATGGGTGGCCCTCCAACGGCTGCCCATTCTCTTTTTAGCACCCTTGCGTAGTTCTTAAAGCACGTCCTCACCCAGCGTTTATCATTCGGCCTCTGCTTCGCCAGTTCCAGGTATAGTGTCCGGTCCTGTGGGATCATCCTCCTTCGTCTCCTTCCCGTAATGTTCGATTATGTCCAGTACCGTCTTAAGCAGATTCTTTCAGCTCTCTTTCCTCTTCGCGTTTCATAAACTCAGCAGCAAGTTCCATTTCAGCAAGGTATTCCTCGTAGGGTTTGATGAACGTTGCTTTGTATCCCCGGTCGTGTATCTTCCGCACCAAGTATTCATAGTCCGGAGCCGACCAACAGAAGTGCCGGCCGCACTCTGTATCTACGATGAACTCTGTATCAGCTTGCATCGTCAAACCCTCCTTCAAGTCTCCGCACCATCACCGGGATCTGGCAATCTACCGCCTCAAGCATGCAGGATTGACAATGTGGCTCGTGGTGATCGTATACCTCGTACTCTGCGTCACGTCCGCAGCCGCATTTAGGCTCATTTGGAATTTTGAAGGTGTACACCGATGTGAATTTCCGAATCTCCGATTGCTTCTTAGCCACTGTATATTCCCCCTCGAATGAATTTCTTGCTTACTGCCTCGATCCGGGCGCAGATGTCGTGCTGCCATTCCACATCGTCAATCTTGTGGGACATTTGTGATTCGTTTTTGATATATCCGATCTCAATCATGACCTTAGCGTTAAGCTCCATGCATTGATCCAGTTCCGTTTGCTCCGACTTTCTGAGTTTGCGTTTCTTGGATATCATGTGCAGCTCAGCCAACCTCTCGTGTGCCGGTAATAGGGCCAGTTCGATCATGTTACACCTCCACTTCTTGGATGTCGGTTAGGCCCAACTGTTTAATGATGCGGTCTGCAAGGATCTCTGAGTCCTCAGCCGTATCCAGCCAGTAATCGATCAACTGTATAAGTGTGCTTTTGTTATCCAACTTTCTTCTCCCCTTTCACGTATGCCTCCATCAGCTGCTTCCGGTACTTCAAGTTCATCCGCGCTAATCTCACGTGCAATTTGTACCAAGCCTGCGGTGATAGTCCAGGGTTTTTGCCTTGTGGTTGCAGTTTCATGCTGTAGCCTCCTTGGAAGTTTTATCCTTTTAAGTCGATTGGTGTCGGTATATAATTGATACTAGTAATCAATCTGGTATAAACGTGAACTTAGCTCCGTTCTGTGCGAGAAAGTCCATCATCAAACTTCTACCAGTTGTGTTCCTGTGCATGTTCGTTATGGATTCAATAAGTGCGTCCCCTAGAGCTTGAATGAACTTATTCTCGTAACAAGTAGTCATAAGCAAATGAGCAAGATCACCTTTTCCGAAATGTGTTCCTAGCTTTTCCTCTCTCATCTTTTGAGTCGAGAAGTAATCCCATGAGCCGTCATCCTTATATCTTTTAATTGGAGGGAATAATAAGAAGAAATCATCTATTGGCTTGAACAGCAGATCCTTTTCGACCAATTTCACAAAATGAATTATTAATTCAGGTTTTTGTTCTGCCATATCAACATTAGGTGCACCAACAAGTATTCGTCCGAATTTGATCATGCTCTCGTATGGGTTTAATTCACTCACTTTATGCACCCAAGCTTTCTCTATCCATGAATGCGATAATTCCACGTTTAGTCATTATTTCGTGTATGAATAGCCGTCCTTTTTGTGTCCATCGGGTATTCATTGTCACGTCTGGCTCTCCGTTGCTTCTTTTAATGTCAATAGTTTCTGACTGGGTTAATCCTTTATTTGTATATTTGGTGTAAAGAACCCATTGTTTGTTGACCTTGTATTGTATTCTTTCTTCATGGAGTATCTTGTTGAGTGCTGATCCGGATAATCCGTAGTCCTTTGCAATCTGAGTAATGGTAATTGTCCCTTTAGAAGTTAGTATTTTATCGAGGTAAGTAAGTTTAGGTTCTATTTCTGATAATTGTTGTTCCAGCAGAAGTGTTTTAGATTCAAGATTCTGACGTGTCTCTTCCTCAGCAATCCATTTCTTTGCACGTTCTACAGGATCAGGAATCATGTATGACGGAGTTTCAGGATTCAGCAATTTACGTTCCATCTCTTCAAAGCGAGTTACATAAGTTGCGGTGAAGAGAACTCCTTTAGCTCCAGTCATTTTGTTAGCTACCATGTCGCAGCCTTTTTTTGTTATGTCATACCGTCTTCGTTCTTCACCTTTGGAGTCGATGTATGTCTCCTCAATGAAGAAGTTCAACGGGTCCAAATCTGGTCCGGTTAACGCCCTCAAATCTGAGGAGGTTGATTCATTAAGAACAGAAACGTAAAAATCCACATCCCTTAGCAAATTGTCATGTCTTTTGCCAATCATTAAAGCGATTTCCCTACTATCAGCGAGCAACTTACCACCTTTACTTACGATCCTGAGTTGGTTCATACATAACCTCTCCTTTATGCTGAAATGTTCGTTTTTCGAGCGTTTGAATTAAAAAAAATCTGTTCAATTGGTTTTTTTAATGTTCGAGATATGCGATATGCAACATGCAATGAAGGGTTATATTCTCCCCTTTCAATGTTACTAATTAATGCTCTTGATATGCCAGCAAGTGTCGCCAACTCTTCTTGAGTTAGCTTCATTTCCTTGCGAGCATTGATTAAACTCGTTAACGGTACTAGATTTTTTTTAGTCACTGTTAAACCCCCTTTCTTCATGCTCGTTTATCGAGCGTTGCTTATGGGTTTATTATATGCTCGTTTATCGAGCGTGTCAATACTTTTTAGCTCGATTTTCAAACGTTTATTATACGAGCATTTTGCTGTAATATTAAAACAAATACAAGGAGTGGTTAAATTGCCTAATAGACCATTTAAGGAAATATTGAAAGAACTTAGGGAAAGGAGAGGACTTACTCAAGAGGAACTTGCAGCAGCATTAGATGTGCCAGCATCTTCAATAAGAAGATATGAATCAAATAATGGAGACCCAAGAAAAGAGCGAATGAATAAAATAGCCGATTATTTTAATTGTTCAGTTGATTACTTACAGGGAAGAACAGAAAACCCAGAGCAGGTCCTGTCGGAACCATCCCGGGTTTTAATTGATTCCTTGGACCTTACAGATGAAGAGATCATAGCAAAAATGGACTTTATCGTGGATGGGATAAAGTTGGATGACGAAGACGTAAGAAGGTTTATTGCACTGGTCAGGGCCGAACGGTCTATGAAGAAACAAGTTCCTGCGGTTCAAGGCGCAAAAGAAGATAAGCTTTAATGTACTCAGGCTTCATGTCCAGGGGGCTCATTGATTCAATACCTTGCAATATGCGGCTTGTCCGTACTCCTAGCTCTTCCAACGTTTGTCTTGTTATGTCCATCTTTACCTTGTCCATTGAAACAACCCCTTAGAGTTTTTACAGCGATGATCCGTTAATATTACCACATCACTGGGCATTACGGAATGTATGTTCGTATTTTAAATAAAAAAATATAGGTGACATCGACATGGGTTATGTACCTGGTCGTTGCCTACTGAAGAAAAGACTTAGAGAAATCAGGCAGAATCAACAATGGCTAGCCGGTGAATTAAATATGCCAAAGGCCCAAATATCTGATTACGCGAATAATCGGAAGGTAATGTCTCTCGCTACTGCGAAAACAATTGCCGTGGCATTGGGTTGCTACATCGATGATCTCTATGACTTTAATAAACAGTAGGCTTGAGCGGCATTCAGCTGCTCCGACCCGGTTGTTAGTACTCCGTACGGAGTACTACAAACAATCATAATACATAATTCTGCAATAATCACCTGCCCTTTAGTACTAATTACTTTATGTCGTTAATATATCACTCTATTTATGAAAACGCTGTCGAACGAGGTCGAACGATTGTACCCGTCCAACAACAGTGGAGGGGTTGACAATCACATATCAAATATGCTTGCGTATCCGAACTTTCAATCCGCTGACAAATTTAATTACTGATCCATTATTATCAATTGACTTTACTTGTTGGACATTTTTTGTATTGATGATAGTCGATTGATCCATTGGTTCAAATCCTAAATGTTTAAGGGCTTTTCCTAAATCTCCCAAGTTACAAAGACAGATGTAAGATCCGTAAAAAGTATGGAATGCGGGTACTCCATAAGAGTTTTTTGTGCGGTGCCATACATTAATGTAATCTACGTCTCCAATATCTAACTCAACAAAATCTGTTTCGTCTCCCTTTCGATCGTTCATTCGCACTGTTAGTAATTTCATGATGTCACCCTCCTACCCAAAACGTGGGTAGTTAAATCATACTTTATTGCGATAAAGTTATCATTCCACAAAATATGACAGGGGAAATATTCCATACCTCTATTAGTATGGTCTTTTTGTTACCCCTCCCCTACAATACAGACATAGATAGAGTTAAGGAGTGATCTAGTGAAAGCAGGTATATACATCCGGGTATCCACGGACGAGCAAGCAGCTGAAGGTTTCTCGATTGACGCACAGAAGCGCCGTCTGCTGGCCTACGCCGATTCTCAGGACTGGGAAGTATCAGATGTATACATTGATGATGGATGGTCCGCGAAGGATCTGAAGCGCCCTGAGATGCAGCGTATGATCAAAGACGTGGAGATACATGCTTTTGACGTGGTGCTCGTGTACAAGCTTGACCGCATGACCCGGTCCGCCAGTGACTGTGACAATCTTATTAAGATGTTCGAGTCCCACAATGTCAAGTTTCAGAGCTGTACGGAGTCGTTTGAGACGCGCACGGCGACAGGTAGACTATTTATCCGCCTCGTGGCCGACATCGCTCAGTGGGAGCGTGAGAACACGGCAGAGCGTGTACGCATGGGTATGGAGCAAATGGTGCACGAGGGACGGCGGCCGGGCGGTCCGGTTAACTTCGGGTATGACAAGAATGAAAAGCTTGTCCAAGAGGAATATACACAGAATAGGCTGGTCAGGAAATTTTACCTGGAGGGATTGGGGTTAAAGGGAGTGGCAACCAAACTGAACGATATGGGACTGCTTCGGCGCGGGTATCGGTGGACATCCTTCAGCGTTTGGTATGTACTGGACAACCCTTACTATGCCGGTAAACGGAGATATGGGTCCAAGAAAGCAAACGGCAAGTACACAAATCGCAAGATGGAAGAGCAAGTGGATGTGCTGATTGTGGATGGTCCACAGGATTTAACCTTTACCTGGGAAGAGTATTTGGAACATAAGGAAGAAATGAAGCGCCGATCATTCACCGGACACTCAAAGGTTCGGGAATACTGGTTCTCCGGTGTGCTGAAGTGCAGCAAGTGCGGGGGCAAGATGTCCGGACGGTACCACCAGAACAAACGCCAGGATGGCAGCTACAATAAGATCCTATCCTATATCTGTTCCGGCCGGCAGACGGGGAAAGGATGCACCATGCCGATGTTCCGCCAGGAGTTAGTGGAGTCGTTGCTGCTGGAATGGATTGGTGAAAGGTTATCCACAGATTATTCAGCTATCCGGGAACTGGCCGCAACTGCAGAAGAAGATCCGGTCGTTGATCTGCGCAAGGACTTGGCGAGGGAGCTTGAAAAGGTCCGGGACCGGCGCAAGAAGTGGCAGCGCATGTACGCCGATGATCTGATCTCTCAGGAGGAACTGCGGGATCACAACGCTGATGAGAAGCAGAATGAGGAATTACTGATGGCAGAGCTTGCAAAAATGCCGGACGTCCACATAGAGGATTATGCAGAGCAGAACGAAATCCTGTTTGGCCTACCGGAAGTATGGGACCAGATGGACGATGTGGATAAGCACGACATGATTCTGGATATCTTCAAAGAAATTACGTTATACACACCTCTTGAGAAAGCACATGCCCGAAAAGGTAAGTTCATTCCGGCATCCATTCAGAGTGTTATTTTCAATTAATCGTGTGTAGTTTGTTATCTTCGGTAATCCATAGATATCAAGACGCACACGATAACGCGTTTTTCTTCTATATATAAAGTAAAAAAGGCCACCCGGTTAAGGATGGCCTACTCGTCATGCGGACTTTTTCGGCTGGTTATAATCAAGCACCGCTTTCTCGATTGCTGCTTTAATTTCTTCCGGCGCTACTTGCATCCCGGACTGGTTTAACAATCTAGATGCGTAGTTATAAGCTTCTGAAAGCTTGGTCGGTCCGCCCAGAGTTTTGAACTCCTTTTCGGCAAAAGCATAAGCCTCTAAAGCGATCTTGTGGATCAGCTCACGCTCTGCTAGGGATGTTTTACTTGCTAACCAGATCTTTACCTTACTTTGCAATACGGCCAGCAGAGAGAGGGCTACAGTAGCCGCTATCCCTATAAGCGTAACCACAACAGTAGCCACCTGCGGTTGTACTTGATCCCAAATTTCTTTCATTGTTACCCCTCCTTCGGAATGATCAATACTCTTTTTGGATTGGATGCGTCCGGCTCCATAAACACGCTGCGGATTAGGCCGAGCGTCATAAGGTCCGTAGATCGGATATAACTGGTATTGTTGTATATCTTGGTCTCCACCGGTGTTCCGTTGATTAAGATCGTCTTGTTTGAAAAGGTCCATTGCAGGAAGCCCAACATCCCTAAGGTGAGCTTAGCCGGTACCCAGCTGCGGCCATCGATGATAATACCCGGCTGCTCAATGTCCAGGCCGCCGATGCGTACGGTAACTGGGTTTGTATTTGATGGAACAGCCTCATATTGGATTTCCAGATACTCGCATACTCCCCGGGCTACAGCCTCTGCATAGCGCGGGATGAAGTCAGGGGAAACCAATATCAGTTCCTCCGCAGGGTTGCTTAAATAGCCCGGCTCTGTCAGCGCTGCGGCCATGGTCGTCTCCCTGGTCACTGCAAGGTTGTATTTGTTAATGCCGCGATCCTTGAAGCCTGTAGCCTTTACCAGGTGCTTCTGCACAATCTTTGCCAACTTCTCGCTCTCACCGGTCCGCGTGTATTCTGTCTCGGTGCCAGTAGATGTGTCTTTGAAACTATTCACGTGGATGGAAATGAACGCATCAACATTATCTTTATTCGCCATTTTCGCCCGTTCGCTCAGACCGATGAATACGTCTGTGTCCCGGGTTAAAGTACATTCAATGTTGGGGTTTGGCTTGAGCAGTTCAGCGATTTTCAGCGCCGTTGCAAGGTTGATATCCTTTTCTTTCACACCGGTGATGCTGATCGCTCCTGAGTCATGCCCCCCGTGTCCCGGGTCTATCTTTACTTTTTTGACTTTTTTCTTCGCCATCTTTAACACTCCTTCCCGGAGGGTGTCCTCCAGTGATAAGGTCAATGATATAGTTGAGCTCTCCGCTGCCCGACTCTTTAATCGTTTGGTACGCCCATACTGCTTCGTTGGCTGCCATTTTCGACCACCTAACAATTCGATTTGGTTCGTTGCCCATCTGCGCCAGTCCTCATTTTCGTCAGCAAGGTAGGGGAAGTGTCCCTGCAGAAACTTCCGGAACATCTTCATACCACTGCGTTTCCCGTATAGGTAAAATAGGTAGAACAAAAGGGCCTCCCATTTAAGGCCCTCCATGTTCTTTAATATGAAGTACGTCAGATCATACAGCGACTCTATGGTCCCCCACATCGATTGGCACCGCCTCCGGATCAAGTAACTCCGCCATCTCTGCCCCGTATAGGTGCGTGATCCAGTCCAGCGCCCAGGCGGTTAGACCGTCTTGAAATTCGGTTTCGTCATACTGCATTAATTTGTCCATTATTTTTTGTCCTTCAGGCTTTGTGTGACGCGCTGCACTAAGTCATTCCGGCGTTTGATTAAAGGTTCAATCTTTAATTGCTTTTCCTTGGCTGACAATTCACCACGTTCTATAGCCTTGATCGATTTATTTATGTCGCTCACTACTTCGGAAACATTATTGATCCGTTCCAATTCGCTCAGTTTTTTGAACGGAACCTTATTCAGTTTGGAGGAAGACTTTTCCTTCGTGAGTTTGTCTTTCAATGAATAAAATTTATCCATAGCCTTGCCGCCCTGATTTGGATCAACCAGAAACGATCTTGTGAACGGCGCTTGTTCAATGGACTTTGCTGGCTTTGTGGTTCGTTCATATGCTCCTGTTTTATCAAGAATGATATCAATGGCATCGGTGGCATATTTACCAAGTCCAGCCGTCAGGCCCTGCAGTGTATTATCGATCACCCGCGGAGAGCTGAAGTTCTTGAACGATCCCTTTCCTCCGGTCAATTTATCTACTCCTCCCGCAATAATCCGGGCCGTAGATGTGGTGCGAACCGGATCGTACTGGTCTTTGTACTGTAATCCTTGCTCTGCCTTAGGAATAATTGATCCTTCCTTAAAGAATGAATAGTTAGACATCCCTTCAATTACTGGCAGTATACCGGATATTTGGGTTGGTAAAGCATTGCTTTTGATAGATCGCCTTACATATCCATCGAATGCTTCAGGATCTTTATCCAAAACAAAAGACAGTGCTTTTTCTGGCAAATTTGCAAACAATGTTGCCAGATCGAATGGTTTTGGTATTCGCGCTACTGTATCCGTTCCAGGTATGGCCATCAACCAGAATGAATCCTTCATCCAGTCCGGGGCGTTGCTGATGGTGGATTTCTGTGTATCGTTAGCATACTTGTGGTTCAAGATGAATATCCCAATTGTCGGAACCGTTACCGATACAATCCCTCGAGTAGTAACGCCAACCCAATCGTTTTTAATAGCTCGGATAAGTTTTGATTTCCCCTGAATGTTTGCATTCAAAAAAGCAACTATTCTATTAGTTGGGCGTATGCTAGATCCTGCCCTGGCAAAGTCCATCAAATCCCTCGAACGATACGCTGCCTCTTGTTTGCTCGCGCCGGAACGTAGCGCAGCCCGGTACTCTCCGACCTTAGTTGCTGATTCGGTTGTGTCTGAAATCGACCTCAGCAGTCCGATGAGTGATTTTCCATTCACCAAATTGACAAATTTCTTTGAATTTGGCTGCTTCAGTACGGTTTCTAAGGCTTTTTTGTGGACATTTCTATCCAGCGAAAGTGTATTACCGTAAGCTCCCAGGTTATCAATCCAGTCCTTATACAGAGGTCCCTTCTTGATTGTCTGTATCAGACCGGCACCAAAGTCAGTAATAGGATTGAAGCCACTCTCTGAGACAACAAAGGCGTTGTTAATATCTCGGATCGGGTTTCGAAGCGCGAACTCTGGTGTTATGGTAGCTCCGGCACGTAGTAGACTGGCAGGCTTAGATAGGATGTTCATCAGCGTATTACTGGACTCTTGATCAAGGTTCATCAGAGCTTTGTATACCTCTGGCTGCACCTCGTACCGAACTTCCTTGCCATCGACTTTAACCTTGACTACGTTTTTCTCTCCAACTTGTTCAGCATTGGTGAGTTTGCGGATATATGTCCCGTTCTCGTCCAGTTCAGCAAGCTTCGTAATCTGCTGAGCCACCTTGTTTCGTTCTGCCGCATTAACACTCTGGAAGATGTTCTTCACCATGTTTTCCAGTGGTGCAATGACCTTTCGTTCCGACCCCTGCAGCGCCTTGATCGGGCTGGTTACATTGGCAAGTGCGCTCGACAGTCCATCGCCGAACCCTACCTTTTCATTATCCATTTCTCGGAACAACGGAATGTAATTCTTCCAACGTTCGCCCAGCACATCATATAGTTCTTGTGAAACTACCCCACTGTCCAACAATTCTTTCAGCATATCGCGGTTTACCTTAACCAGTTCTTGCTGTGCTGCTTTCATTTCATCAGATCCGAATTCATTCAGAATGGACTTGATTTCTTGGTTAGTAAATCCAGATTTATATCCGGCTGCATTCACATCCTGTGCATGTTTAGCAAGAGCATACAATTCTAGGTCCTCCACGGAGTTTCCGGCCTGTTCAACCTTATTGATTACCGATCCTAATCGGTCCTGCACAATTTGGCTGGCACGTTCCGGCGCTCCTTTGAACATTCTAGCTGCCTTATAAAGGCTGTCTTCTGCGCTGGATAACTTTCCACCACGAACGTTCTTTTCGACCGTCTCCAAGGCTGCTAGGTCGTCTGTAGTCTGTGTACGCCACTTTTGCCACCGTTCCGCAAATGGAGTTGACTTTTTCGGTGCGTTACGGCTGATTTTCTCAGCGAACGAGGCGGCATCACCTTCAGGTTTAGCATTGAATTCAACTGCTGATTTACCTTCTTTACTCGCCAATCGTTCCTGTTTACGCAGTTCCTCCCGGCTCATACGAAGTATTTTTTCTGCATGTGGCCGGGCAGATTCACCGAATTCCTTAACCAGTTCCTCTGTGAAGTTCGCGACCTTGATTGTTCCCTTACCGAGTTTGGCCGCCATAATCACCGCGTAGTCCGCCCACTCCGGCAAAGGACTGGAGTTCAGATATCCTTTGCGCTTGGCTATGCGCTCTCTAGCTGCCTTTTCTGCTTCATCCAGGTAAGAGTAAACCTTGTCCCGGACATTAGGCTGATTGACAGCTTTGATAGCTTCTTCAACTTCCTGAACCTCATTTTTCGGAGTTGATTTCATTACCGGTTCTGGCTTAGAAGGTGACTTTACTTCCGGCTGTGCTGGTCTCGCTTTGGCATAGGTTGATTTCTCAGGCGTGGACTCAGGGAATAACTTGTTTTTATCAAACTCCGCACTTTGGGCAAACTCAATGTCTGCTTGCGTCAGAGGCTGCTTTGCATTGACCTTGTTCATGATTTCCTGTTCACGCGTCAAAGTGCTGCTTCTGATCGTCCCTTCGGATGACGTACCAACCGAACCCCTTCTGCCCAATACCTGCGTTGGTGCAGCAGCATCAGCAAACACCTGCGGAGCTGAACTTTTAACTGGGTTTCCTACACCTGCCACCTCGCGCATTTCTTGATTGGCTCGGGCCGCGCCGACCATACCTTTCTGCGGAACGGCGGTACGTTTCGGATAAGCCAGATCAATCAGTTCGTTGAGGCTTGGATCCGTGCGGTCAGCCATTTGGGACCATATGTTCTCCAGTTCCAAGTCTTCGCGACCCGGTGTTAATGGACGCTTTTGTGCTTCAGCAATAAGGTTTTCGAACTTCTGCCGGTACACGTTGGTACGTTGTTCAATACGTGCTGTCGTGGCTGTACTTCGTCCAGGTGGTAGTGCCAACAGTTCAGGTGATTGTGGCAGAGCTAAAGGATTCGTTTCAGGCAGGTTATTTCTGATTTCGCTTTGCGGTACAATCTCCGCCTGACGAGGTGTAAATACTTCTTCCAGCGTTGCGGCGACTTCATCATCTGCCCGGCCGGATCTCTTCATGATCTTGCTGAGTGCAGATGTGAGTCCTTCGCTGGCTGCAGCGCCTATACCACCAAGTACACCGCCTGCCGCGGTCCCTAAGAGGGCGTTACGGGCGATTTCGTTGCCGCTGTCTTGTCCTTGTTGCAGCCCGAATCCTACACCCTGCATGCCGCCTGCAAGCGCCTCTGTGGCTGTCACACGCGCAACGTTCTGTGAACCCGGAATAACTTTGCTAGCTGCGTTGAGAATGGATTGCCCAGCTTTACCGCTCAACGCCTTCTCTGTCGCTCCATACGTTGATCCGATAATGCCTTGGCCCACTGGCGCACCTGTAGGTGTCACAAAAGGTGTCACAAAGTTGTTAATTGCATCGGTCACCTTGTCAATTACAGGGAATTTTGTAGTGTCTCTACGGGTCGCACCAGAGTTACCAGCAAAAGCCCGGGACACCGCCACCACTGCTGGATTACCCTGTGTGATGTAGTTCATGATATTCGCGTATGCTTTAACTGCGTACGGCACAGAGTCGTTGGCTATTTCTTTCTTGGTGATCTCATATTGCGAAACTCCAGGGATGTTTGAAGCATTAGCCGGTCCGCGTCCGGTCTGCTGCACGAGGTTGGCTGCTGGAACTTTATCCTTCAGTGTGGATTGAACTCCCTGGCCGGTTTGGATCAGGTTGGCGGCCGGTAGCTTATCCTGAAATACAGATGCGTTTTTCTTAGATTGTTCTGCTTTGAAATCAATCGTCTTCTGCGGATCCGGAGTAGTGTTGAATCCCTGCGGCTGTGAACCAATACCGACTCCTGCCAGTGTGTCACCAAGGATCTCCTTTGTTCTGGATGATTCTGCTGAGTCTGTAGATGTTGTATCTGTAACCTTTCGATTACGGACGGCAGAAAATGAACTTTCTGGCTGTTCCTCTGCAGGTGAATAGGTCCGAGACAGCACGCGCTGCTTGGCCTCTTCACCCCTTTTTCGATTGCGAACTGCGTCAAAAGTGGCCATTTCCTCACCGTCCTAATATTTTTTTGATGTAGTTCTTTGTTTCTGTAGGCGCATGTTGTAACCAATTGTTGCCGTATTTCTTTACTGCCTTGTCTACATTCCCACCGCCCCAGTTGTAGCCTGCCAGTGCTTTGGAAACATCTCCATCATACTTGGCAATGAGTCCGTTCAACATTTTCCCAGCGGCGTCTGCAGCTTGATTCACGTTGTATGGATCAATATTGTAGCCCTTGGCTGTCGCTGGCATGAACTGGAACATGCCTGAGGCTCCGCTCTTGCTGTTGGTTGCGTTAGGATTGAAGCTAGACTCCGCACTGGCGACAGCAGCAAGCAACCCATCTGGTAGTCCATACTTACTTGTTGCCGACGATATTACTCCGGCGTATTTTGTCGGCACCTTAACGGATGCTACGCCGGACGTTACTCCCCCGAATATTGCTTAATGAGTGAATCAATTTCTTTCTTGGTCATGCCAAGTGATAAAAGAATTTGATTGGTCTCTGAATCACTTAGCCCATAGTCAACAACAGTTTCAAACATTTGTTTTCTTTTCCCAGAATCTGTTGTGATTTTTGTTTTTCCAGTATCTTTCTGGACCAATTCACCATTAGCGTCATATTCTGTTCCTGTCGTGTAAATAGGTTCAGAATACAATGATTTCACACTTTCTAATACTTGGTTAGGCGTTAAACTGCTGGTCTTTGTTGATCCCGGTTGTGACTGGTCATAATCAAGCGTAGCCCATGCCCGGGCGTTATCGTCCTGGGAGAGCGCCAATTGAGCTTGACGGTATGCCTGATCATTCTGCTGTGACAATTGCTGTAGGCCATAACTCAGGCCGTTTTGTCGTACATCCTCGTCAAACTTAGCCTGCCATTGCTTATCAGAGATGGCATCACGCGCTTTAGTGTAAGCAAACTGTTCACCGTACTGCTTATCCGCTGTATCCAGTTGGCGGGTCTGAGTGGCTTGGTTAAATGTCTGATTCTGTGCTGCCAAGTCCTGGTTCTGTCCGGCCAGCGTGCGAATAGTTGGTGTGATCTGTCCTGCTGTGACGGAGTTTGTATTCGCTCCCAGTTTGCTGATATCCACGCCCATGGTAGACAGCATAGCCCGGATACCGTCAGCCTGATTGCTTAACTTGCTGCGGTCTGCTGCGGTGATGCCTTTAGCCTCGGCCTGCTGCTTCAGGGACATTAGTTGAGAGTAAAGCTGCTGCGCCTGCTCGCCGCCCGGCAGGTTACCCGTGAGCCCTGCGGTGGTATTGGTGTTATCGATAGCACGTTGATCCTCACTGAGGTAGGAATTCGCTACAGTGCCAAGGTTAGCGAACTGCTGCTGCTCTTGTGCCAATTGATCCGCATATTTCTGGTAAGCTTGCTGCATCAGCTGCGGTAGGACGGTTGTCTCCACGTTAGCTTTTTCTAAAGCACCTATTTCTGCGGATCTATCAGTCGTGATAGAACTATTCAGAATATTTCTCCGATTCATTTCTGCTTGTACCTGCGAGGTTCCAGCATCAATATTCGCGCTGGCTCGTTTCAATGCTGCTTGGTAGGCTGGATCAGTTTCGGGATCATACGAAAACGGTGTGACCTGACGGTTAGCTATAGCCGCCATCTGTGCCATGTAATCAGATCCTTGCTGTGCATTTGTCTTAGGCGCTGCGACCGCTGGCGCTGCCGGTGCTGCGGTTGTAGTTGCTGCCGGAGCTTTGTACCCAAGCTGCTGCGTGAGGTACTTCTGTTGGCCGCTGGTGTCCAGTCCCTGTGCTTGTCGCTGCGCAATCACCTGTAAGGCTCGTTGCTGCTCACTGGCTACATATCCGGGATCATTGTTGATCTTTAGTTGATTCTGCACGAGTTTCTTCTTGGCTTCTGCTGCGGCTGTGTTGTAGTCCACTACGCCATTTCCTAACGTTGTCGCCATCTTCTCACTCCTTTGCAATAGAAAAAGGACCCCGTATGGAGTCCTCTGGCCGATCTGTTATTTATTTCAGTGTAGCATGTGGGGTCAATAGGTTTTGATTATTATTGTTGCATTTTCGATAGTTCAGTTTGTAAATCAGATAATACTTTTGTTTCATCGTTTATTTTTTTCTGCATTGCTTCTTTTGCACTTAACGCTGTGTTGTACTTATCTTGAGCTTCTTTTATTGAGTCTGCGGGGGCCTGTGGATTTGCGTTTATTGTATCAAGCATAGCCTTAGTTCTAACTATTTCACTTTCAGATAATGTCAATGCTTTTGTATAACTTTCCAGTTTACGCTTGGAACTTGTAATGTCACGGTTTAATTTATCCTTATATGCAGCGTCATCATTTTCTTTCTGTTCCTTATCCATTTTAGCTTGTTCTTCTTGTGCTATTCTTGCATTATCTTCGTTAGAAGTTTCCGTTAAATTAACCTGAGTGTTATCCACGTTTACCTCCAATCCTAGGGCATTAGCTGCGGATCTAACTGGTATATAACTTGTACCGTTAATCACAGCGCCTTGACCTATAGATGATCCATTGAGTTTAATGTCTAAAGTATTATCTACCTTGCTACCCAATAACTTTGATCCAGCACCGTATATCTGCGGCGAAAGCGTAAGTGTTGCCCCGATGACAAAACCAACCACTAGCATTCCGAATTTCTTCATAATTGCACCCCAATGTTAGACTTTGGGATAAGTATAGCATTTAATTTTGGGCGTGTGAATGCAAAGGTACTCCTGTCCATGTAACTGTACCGCCTCCAGATACCATCAGTACTGTTCCAATAGGTATACCTCCATTCGCTGAACCAGAAAGGCTTGTTGATATCCCTACAGTAGCCTTTCCCGCTAGTTCATCACTCAATGTATCGAATTCATCTTGAAGTGAAAGTCCATCCTCCTTAATAAGTCCACTCCAGTCCGACTTTGGAACAAGAACATATTCGGCTGATCGCAAATCAGTTGAACTATAGGAAGATACTGTTATACCCGAATATCCCTCGACAGCCAGAACGCCTAATAAAGTATTGATTCTGCCCTTAATAGCCCCAGCACTCCACACTTCTAATGCTGGAGAACCGCCATAATCAGCAACAATACGGATGAAATTATCTGCATCTTTATATGCACCGAACAAATCGCTCGTAGAGCTCATTTCTGCTCTCGGATATGCAGCTTCCTTGGTTGCAATATACGCGCCATAGATTTCACCTGATACAATCTTACCCAGGTTTGCACTGATCGCAGATAATTCCTCCACCTGCAGTTTCAGCGCCGTCACCGTACCCTCTACCAGTAGATCACCATCAACATAGTTCAGGTTGCGCGTATCCAAGTTGTTCAGCAGCCACGACAGTTCCTTCGTCATTTTACCGACAGCGTTCTTTAAATCCGATAGCGAGGTCATACCCTCAACATTCGGCAAGTTAACTCCAGCCATTATGAATTCCTCCCTGTGACCTCGCGGATAATGCGGTGTATTTTGACCTTCCCAGTACCGTATAGCTTCAGGCGGTACCATATTTGCGGTGTGTTGACGATTACCGGTATGCGGATGCTTTGAATAGCTCCGGTGCCGTTGGTCGTGGAGTTTACCACGTTCCAGGTGGAACCTTCTGTGCCTGTGGCGTAGGCCGCATAGAGAGAAGAGCTCGGCTCAATATCCGCAATCACCCACAGGCGGTTAATGGTCTTCCGGACGGTTTCGTCACCTTCACTGAACGGTTTAGTTTCAATAGACCAGTTGATTACCGCCCCGTTGTCTGTTGCCCCTCCCATTTGCAGCACCTGACCGTCTACAGTCCCGATGTAGAGCGTCTGACCGTCAAGGTAATAAGATGTAGCCACAAAGCTACAAGGCCACCAGCGGCCACCCTGTAGGTCGTATTTGAGAGTTATGTTAGGAAGGGTATTTCCCCCGGTCACTAGGGACAGGTAAAGAAAACGCCCATCAGTGCCGGCCACGCAGTGTTTCGCGTAAGCTTGGTTGATGGACGCAATGTAATTTTTGATAGGATCGCTTATTTTGACGGGTGCGGCCCCTCCTGAGTAGGAATATACTCCGTCAGGGCCTAGCCAAAAAGCGCCGAATTGGTTGGAACGATGGTCCGATCTGAGATACAACCTACCCCGTAAGGGTTTTGCATCTGGAAGTTGGTTGAATCCTCACCGTACAGCTCGTGTAGTGTGTACTTTTTGAACAGTATCACATGATCCGCGTAAGCAATAAGGCCAGTTGGCTTCTCTCCGTCCGGCGTTTCAACGGTGATCTTCCCGGTTCCGGTGTATTTGTTGGTGCTCGTCCAGTCCGCAGCATCTCGCAGGCCGGAGTATGACAACAGGTTGTCGTTGCGGTTCGCCAGATAGAACCGGTTGGCGTGTGTTGTAAGGAACGCACTGGATGCCGGGGCAGCGCTCATCGTGGTTAAAGTGGTGCCGTCCCATTGCTGCAGCTGAAGAGATCCGTCCAAGAAGTAAAGCTTACTGCCATCGAAGAACATAGCCGCATCCCATAGCCGATCATTGTTTACGTCACCATGCTCATACACAGACACCCAGGAGGAACCTGTAAAGCGATACAGGCCCCTTCCATTGCCACAGTACCAAACACCCAGGAACTTGAACAGGCGGTTAATATAGCCCGTGTGGGTGCTGTGCAGTGCGTACCCGTCACGCACCTGAAGCGTTGGATAAATAAAAGAGTCCACATTGAGTGCCGCGGTACTTTGACCGTCAGCAAGCTCTATGGACTCTACGGATTGATTTATGCCATCGGCCAGCGTGACAATGACTGGTTTGGATTTATTCGGTGCAGATACCCAAGGTTGCATGAAGCACCTCCTTTCTTATTGCGCAGTATGATCCTACTATTCAAAACTTTTTATAATAGTATAAATCCTCCATTTCCTTTAAAATGAGACATGCGTTGTCATTTTTTAGAAAGGAGGTAAAGCATTTGAAAAAGATAAGACTAAAGATCATACCAAAACCAGACGAAGGAACAGCCACTGTTTTCACTAAAGGCAATAGCCCTAATCGAGAACCCTTTATAAAGGGTGAAGGAAGTTATAAACTGACTTGTGGATTCTGCGATTTCGTTCTCGCTCAAGGTGTGGAATTATCAGGGGTAACAGGCATTGTACTTCACTGCCCTAAATGCAAGAAGTACAACCTGTCTAGTCCACCTACACAAGATTAGAATTTTTAGTTAAGATTGTAGAATCCATATCATATGTTTTTGGACACAATACACAATCAATGTTCATGATTACCGGCTGATTTCCAACCAGTTTGAAAATCAGCCATTCTCTGATCCTTCTGAACATGCTCATCACCTCCTAAAATTTAAAGAGCCTCCCGACAAGGAGGCTATTATTTGTGTTGAAATTTGCGATCCTCGTCCCGGCCCTACTCTAAAACATCAATTGCACCGGAAAACTCCGGTAATGTTTTCAAATGCTCGTATCCTTGCTTGATAAAGTTCTCTGATCCGTCTTCAACAGAGGGTACGAAATCGTAGTATTCAGACTTCAAAGGTGTTTTACCCTCTTGAATAGCTTCTTGGCTGATAAAATACTGAACCCCGATGGTAAGCTTCTCTTTATCCCCGTTCATATTTAGAAAAAATATACGCGTGTATGAATTATCAACCTCAAGACCGTTTTCAAGTATTGATTTAGTAAGTAGTGCCATAATTATCCTCCCTTTCTATACCGCTGTACCATTCGAATCCATCCATCCATCATTTGCAACGTTTCTATATATCATTTTACTGATTGTTGTATCCAAGAACGGTTGTCCCGGCGCTAAGCTTTTAAATGTGCGTCCGCCAATAGTGAAGTTCTGCAATACTGGCCTTTCCGCTGTAGTACCCGATAGTACGATAGGTATAGGGGTGACGATAGCACCGTATAAAAAGTTTTCATCTCCTGTGTAGTATCCTGTAATCGTCCAACCGACACAGCCATATTTCAAGGGATTTCCTGTTAAAAAAACTGTGCCTATTGGCAGAGCCATCGAACCGGCATAATTAGCCCCATCAAAGTTATAGTACGGGTTATCCACTCCCAAAAAAATTACTCTTGGTGTTAATTGATTAAAGGTGTTGTAATCATCAATAGGTCCTAGCGAGCCGATGAACTGTCTTGGACTTTTAAAGACAGTTGGGCTTTCAAGTCCAAATAACCCGATTTCCGTTGAGCCTTTTGGTGTTATTTTTGCATAGCTATTATTGATGTCCAGGTTAGTGGGTCTGGTGTTGTATTTGTCTCTCATTTGAACATTATTGAGCGTGAGAGCACATCTGTATCCAAGTTGATATAGACTACCTTCGCTCACCTTCTGAGGAGTATGAACATCACCGATCGTTCCATTATTTATCGTTAAACGTGATTCAGTGCCTACTTTAAATACTGTAGAGCCAACATCAAAGTTACCTAATAGCGTTGGAGTATTAATTGTAACGTTGCTATTTCCATCAACTTCAACGATTGTCTTCGCATGATTACAGTCCTCACATCCAACACCAGATAAATCCCAATCAGCATTAACAAAATAATAGACAGTCCCTTTTCCGCTGTCACAGGCCAAGTTGTTTCCGGATGAATAAATTCCTCTTAATTCATACGCAATCGCAGTATCATCAGCGCGAGAATTAAGAACATAGCATTTGGATAGGTAATTGCTTGTTCCGAGTCGCAGCATTGAGAATCCTTTGTGCCACCCAGTAAAAAGATTATTTGTAACAGTCGATTGGAATAAGTGATGTCTAAATTGTAATGATATATCTGATCCAATCTCACAGCTATTAATTGTGCAAAACGAAGTGTTAGTATAACTTACGACCCCATAAGCAGTGAAATTGGCAGTGTCAAAGTCGATAATTCCGTCAATAAATATGTTATGGATCTCTTGATTGGCCTGAACATATCCCTCTATCACTTTTGATTTATTGGCTAAAATGACAACGGCATCAGTATCAGCATAAATCGAACCATCATTCAGAGTGAAATGATTATGTTTAAAAATACGAGTGCCCTTTTGCTCAGCACCGAAACTCCTGCCATCTCCAATTAGCCTCATCCCATCCCAATGTAATAACGGATAGGTCATATTATATTCGCCTTTAGGTACTTGAATGGTATATCGTCCAATGTCGTATCCGTAGTCGATTGCCAATTGAATAGCCGCCCAATCTACTTGATCAGTCAGCGCCTGGGCATGTGGATATTTCATTTGGGCTAAAGCAAGGGACGGAAAATAATCGGATAACGGATGTGAACCCCCGTCACCGATTGCTCCAAAACTTTTTACGTTAAGGCCTAAATCCACTAAACGTTCCGTAGTTTCCGCCAACCGCGCATCAACGTCATTGAGTCTGGCGCCAAGAATCGGGAAAGCCTCTCCTGTAGCCGGCTGTCTGGCATCAAGAATCTCCGTGTTACTCGCACCGGCTCCTGCCACGATGGTACTCACTCTTTGATCAGTTGCATCAATGGCTTGCTTAACGTTGCTGGCTGCTATTGGCCCTGTATACGTGATTGCTGACGATGAGTGGGCAGACGCTGAAGCCTCATGCGTATTGATAGACCCCTGAGCTGCTGCTGCTAAAGACGCCGCAGCTGAAATATCAGTATCACGCTCAGCTAATTGACCATCGACATATACCTTAGATACAGATGCTTGCCCTACTAGGTCAGCTGGGATCACGCCACCATCTATAAACTGCTGTGCAATATCGCCTTGTGAGCTCATAACAACCCCCCCATGACATCTTCAATGACAAGGTAATCCGGTGTTTCATCATTGACTTTGTTAAATTCTTCAATTAAACCGTTATATTTCGCTGTGTAATTGTTAACCATCGCCACATCATTGAAGTTCTCCGCGATTTGTACCAATGTCCCATACACCAGCAGCATGTGAAAGTCTGCATCAAGCTCCGGTACTGCTGTCAGAGTTGAAACAGATAATTGAGTTGGGTACTTGTTGTAGAACAGCGTCAGGCCGCCTGTAACGTCCTCTGTGGGTGTTGGGTAGATAGCAAAGCCTGTTGTTCCCACAAAGTAATAGAACGGCGTATTTGAAGCCCTGCGAACGTCCTGGTATCGATGTTCAACACCATTAGCGAACACTCCAACCAAGCTTGATTTTGGAAATGGTAGGTTGTAAGCAAATACCTCTTTCTGCAGGTTATATATCGCCAAACTGCGCACCGGGAATGTTGTTCGGAACAGTTCATTTTGTACCTGGTTAACCTTGCGGATTACACTATCATTGGACAGGCCATGAGGGTACTTCTCGGTTATTTCATCTATGATCTCCTGTAGAGTCACGTTATCACCCCTTAATAGACAAAAAGGCCCCATTGCGGGGCCAGTGTCACATTACTTTGATTTCTTGGCTCGTGCTTCTTTCAATGCGTTGATTGACAGCCCGGGTCCGTTCGTATGAGTCCTGCCAAATCTCAGCAATCACCTGTGGGACTTCTACTGTAATTCCCCGCGGAATCGCGTATATTACGCCGTTAAATCCAACTGGAACGACTTTGTCAGATGGGTTCTGAGGGTCGTCCGGGATGATTATTTTCACTTTCGGCATTTCCTGCAGTTGTTGTGCTGCGCTTTTTTCTGCTTCTGCTGCTTGTTTTTCGAGTGATTTTTCTGTTGCCATGGTGGTTCCTCCTCAAATTAAAAGGGAGCCGTTAGGCCCCCTCATTCAGTGATTTTATACAGATGCGCCAGATTCGTAACGGATGATAGCCAGTTCCTGCAAACGAACAGCAGTGAATGCACATTTCCATGCGATGGTGTTGAATTGGTTCAATGGGTCAGCAGATCCGGCGGAACCGGCAGGGTGTACGATGATTTCAGGCTTCATGCTGCCGCCGATGTCAGGCAAGCCATAAGCGCCCCGGCCCAGGAAGATAGTGCCGTAGATGTCCGCAGACGATGCACCGGCACCAGTGAATTTCACACCGTTATCCACTTCCATGAAGTAGATGCCGTATATTTTGCCCAGGATACCTTCTTCGCGGTTCTTGGTGTCTACGTAGGTGTTTTGATCTTTCCATTCCTGTGTCTGCATAAGGTCCATTGCTACGAAAGGATGTACCAGAGCCACAAACCCAGAGCCACCACCAGGAAGTTTGATTTCCTTGACTCTATTATTCTTCATGGTGCGTCGTACCTTCAGGATGTCTGCAGCAGTAATCTTGTCGGTTGCAGCTGTGAGGATTCGGGAAGCTTTACCGTTGGCATAAATTACGTTCGTTCCTGCGGCCACGATGTCGCGCACGATGGTGTCAATGGATTCACCAGCGTTTTCACCCATAAGTCCAGACGCTTCAGTCAAGAGTGGGTCATATCCTGTCATGTTGATGAATTCAGAAATCTTGGTCCAGCTGCCATATTCGGCTACTGTGGCTGTGATTGCCACGATATCCAGGTTTACGCCGTCTGGTGTAACACCCTCGGTCAGTGCCGTTGTAGATACGGCCAGAGAATTAAGCCGGCGGAAGCTTGTTGTAGCACCTTTGCGATTCGGGATAGTCTTCTTCTCGCCGAACTGCGTCCATTTGAGTTCCGGCAGCAGTCTTTCGAGCAATTCATCCTGGAAATACGTATGTTGTTCTGCGGTAAGTGCATTTACTCCGGCTGTTGCGTTATACCCTTGTACTGATGTTGCCATGGTAAGTCATCCCCTTAGTATGGTTGTCCGCGCTTAATGGCCTCACGGTACGCTTTTCGCTCTGCTGGAGACATCGCCATGTATCCTGTGGCCTGTTCCGGTGCGTCAGCGCCCAGTGCGCCTGTTGAGCTGTCGGCATTTTGTTGCAGTCTTCGTATGGCCTCCTGCTGGGCCTGTTGCGATGCGGTTGTTACCCGCGTGTCGTAAGTAAGGATCTTGTAGGCATCATCCAAGCTGTATCCTTTAACTGCGGCAAGGTTGATGACATCCATTTTGTGCTGTGCAAAGTTTGGATAGTTAGCGATATCGCTCTCCATGCTTGATATTTGAGCCTCCACCTTCTGGAGTGCATCCTGTTCGGACCGTTGTTGGTCGCGCTGCTTCAGTTGATCAAGCTCACTCTTCAGTGGCTGGACGTATTCTCGTATTACATCCTCCGACACACCGAGACGATCCGCCTCTTCAGTGATGCGGCGGTCTGTTTCGGCCTGTTCCAGCGCTTCCATGTAAGATTCGTGAGTATCAAACCCGTAATATTTCGCAACACGGTCAAGTGATTGCTGATAACGCTCGGCTTGCTGGGCTTTTTCGGATACCTTGTCATAGTTCAAACCTTTCTGAACCCAATTCGGAACCTCATCCTCTGGCACAAAGCGTTCTTCCTTGTTGTACTTGACCTTTATCCCTCTAGGTTCCTCCGCTGGTGTTGCAGTCTCCCCTGTGGCTTGTGATTCAACTGTCTCCGTTACCGATGCTTGCTCAGTAACCGGTTCTGCCTGTTCAATGCCGCTATGGTTGGCGGTCTCTTCCATGTGTAACGCCTCCTTGCCCTATGGTTGGGGCAAATTTGTATATAAAAAGGGCCACCGCAGTCTCAGCGGAAGCCCTATGTTTTACATTCCTACGGCTGTAGGTTGATTCGGCACTGCTTGTGATACTTGTGGAGCTAAGATGTTCTGCTGAAGGAACATAAATTGTTGATCCGGCTGCATGGACTGGAACATTTCTCTTTCCTCCGGCTGCATGGAAGCGACTAATTGTTCCATTTGGCCGATAACACCTTTCTTCTCTTCCATTTCCTTCATGAGGCGGTCTCTGAACGGAACGACAGCATGCGGCGCATACTTGAGATACTGCATATAGTCGATATCCCCACGGTCCAGAGCCTTGTCCAAGCTCGACAACATGAGTGATTCGGAGTAAGTGGATGAAGGTCCAACATCAATTTTGAGCGACATCGGCACGTCCTGGTACTGTGATCCGTCAAACATTGCCGGATATTCCTCGCCATCATCGTCTTTTAGAGTGACTTGGCGCGGTAGATTGTACTTTACCTTCCAAATGTCCTCCCATATGCGGCCAATGTCCTCAATAAAGGAGTAAAAACGGCGCTTAATGGACTCAATTGGGATGGCTGAAGCCTTTTGCAGCAGCATGATAGCAGTGGCATTGAGATCAGCTGATGGTGCAGATCCTGTTGAAGCTTCATCGGCCCCGGTCATTTGGCGTGTATAGGTCAGTATGGACTCTACCAAGCTGCCAGCAACGGAGCTGATGTTACCGGGTGTTAGGTACTTGGCCCCGTCACCCTGGCCCACGGGTAGGTGATCCTCGATCATTTCACCAGGGGCATTGGTTACCTTGCTCGGATCAATCGCGCCTTTCTTGTAAATGAGCTTGGGCCAGCCTGTGAGCTGCACAGATAGTATCTGCATAGCGACCAGTGTGTTAATAGCCTTTTGGTTCGGGATCAATCCCTCAGTGTCTCCTATACCGCGTATTGACTTCTTGCGGCGTTCCCATTGCATGACCGCGATAGGATACCGGCTCAGCATTGTGTCCGTAGGCTTCTTGATGGTCATGCCACCAGCAACTTTGCAGAACATGATCTTGCCGCCGTTGCCCTTCCAGTACTTGGTGATAACTGCAATCTTCTTGCTGTCGTCAATCTCGACCTTTGCAAGATCATACCCCTCATCCTCTGTGTCCTTGTCCGGCTTGATCTGGGATACCATTTCCTTGCTCATGCCATTCTTTCTGGCGTATTCACGGACACTGTTGACGCTCTCGCGGCTGCTGATTATGATGTATGGCTGTCGTTGTACATTACGCTGCTGCTCATTACCAAAGAATATGTTGATCGGGTCAATGACCTCGCCGTCCATTTCACCGATGAAAGGGAACTTCACGCCGCCTTGGATACTCATATCGTAGTGATAATGCACGGCCACTGTGCCTGTGTTGGCTGCAATGTCCAGCGCTTCCTCATTGATATCGTCCTGCTTGACGCGTTCCCAGGTAGCTGCTGAGTACCGGCTGAACAAATCGCCTGTATCATCTTGCTCCATGGTTTCGTCTGCTTCTTCACGACTGAACAGCATGTTAATTTGCTCACTCATGACGTTGGCGACCTTATGCGTCTCAATCATCTTGATCAAATTAAACACCGGACGCGGCAGTGATTTGGTTCGTGGTGTCGCTGGAGGCCATTGGTCACCTGCTCTGAACCTCTCATACTCCGGCCATTTGTCCAGGTAACCCATCTTGCGCAGGAAGGATAGGCCCTCTTTGTATTGCTTCTCTACCTCTCCAGCCAGCTTGTCATACGTTGTCGCCTCTTCCCTTGCCATTTACTCACCTTCTTTCTGTGCGCCTAGCCACTCGGCCACGATACTTTCAACTTCCTGTTTGACCTCCGGTGGTGTCGGCTTCACTTCGCCTATGAATTCGCGCATCTTCGCATTGATTAGTGCGGTTGTCTCTTCCTCCAGGTTTGGCAACTTAAGTAGCTCACCAAGGTCTGCGGCCTCTTTTACCATGCTAAGTAATCACCTCCGGTGGGTTCGTCTGTGCGGAATGGGAACGGTGTGACAGGTGTTTCTATCGCCTTCTGCAGCAATCTACTTTCCTGCTGTCCTCGGCTGTAATAAGCAATCGCAAGGGCCATGATCAAATCATCATGAGCGCCTTCTTGTGCCTGTGGTCGCCCTTTCTCGTTGCGTACAAAGGTCAACATCTCGTTCAGCGTATCGATATCGTTGATAAGGTTCACGGACTCACGTACGATCTTCACTAGTTCAGCTATTGCCGAAGGACGGGTAAGCTTATCTGTTCGGAAGCCATACGCTTTGGTAATGGAACCGGTGAATGTATCCTCGCGCTCCCGGATGTACTGATTCGTATACTCAAGTCGGCTGAGTACCTTAACCGGATGGCTGCTGAAATTGGTTTCAATGCTCTCCAGCGCGTAATTGTAATGCTTTCCTAGGCAATACATCTGCTCTGCATACAAATCCTCGTCAAACTGGTTCTTATACACGGCTGATTGCCTGCCTGTGACGTTGTTGATCACTTGGCCTATAAAGTTATCCGATCCATCACCAGCCGTGTCACCGCCGATTACATAAGGTGTCTGCGACTGCGGTCTCTCAAATAACTTGATATACCCGTTGTCGTCCTCAATCCACTTGATAGTGCTGTCCATGATCTTATCTGCAGCATCTTTCTGATAAACAAAATACCCTCGCTGCACCAATGGATCATGGTCGCGAAGGTATGAGATGCGCTCACTTACTTTCTGAGCGTTGAATATGGTCTTACCAAGCACTCCCCATTCTCCAAGCGCGTACACCTGGTAGAAGTATGGGTCGGTCTCCCTGAACGCCTCCAGCACCTTAATGGCTTCATCGTCCAGGAACTTATTGTGCTTGTATGTGCTGTGGATCGTAGTGGCGTTTGGCTTGGGTTGATCGAAGAATTCTTTCTTCAGCCAATGGTTGATGTCAATCGGGTTAAAGGTGATCATCATCTGCTTGTAATTGATATGCTTGCCACGTAACCGGATATCTAGCTGCCTGAAGTCTTCCGGTGAACACTCGCTTGCTTCTTCCATCCAGACGCTGGTGACACCTGAAATGGACTTAAGCTTCTCTACATCATCCAATCCAGCAAATAGGATCTCATTGCCGTTGATGCAGCTTATGTGCAGTTCTGAGCTCGTTCCTTTCGGAATCTTGAACAGCTTTTCCAAGCCCCACCGGTATATCGCGTTCTTAAGCTCCATAAACACCGATTCACGCAGCGTCTTCGCTACCTTACGTAGTACGAGGATACGGTGCTTCTGTTCAGTCAGTAGCCGGAAGATGATCTTCTGAGCCGTAAACACCGACTTACCCGAACCGCCGCCGCCCATCAGCACCAAGTATCTATCCTTATTCATGTAAAGGGGATAGAACCGATCATTCGTAAGGTTCGGCAACTCGGTTAAGTCGATGTTAATTGTCGGCATCTGGGGTCAATCCTTTCGGTAAGGACACTTTTATGTTGAGTTCACCTTCTATGCCAAGCTCTTGCTTATCTCTCCACTGCTGCGGCTTACGGTTCTTCAGCCAGAAGATTTGAGCAGTAGTATCTGGTACCACTTGCTTACGAACAATCTTTGTTACAGCCACTTTTGGAGTTCCGTCTGGATTTAATATAGGATCACCCAGCATGTTATATAGAGGTTCGTGTGTGATTTCATCAAATTCATATCCAAGAGCCCGTTTGTACAAAGAATTCTCGACAATCGCGTCTGCAAATTCCCTATTCCTTTTTAAGGCCTCTAACAACTCAGGATATTTTTTTTGATACTCATACATACTTGCAGCAGAAACCTCTAGGTTAGCCGCGATATCTTCAACAGTTAATCCGTCCCTGCACCATGCCTCAATGAGCAGGAGTTTCGGTTCAACGTTGGAATGGTACTTGCTTGGTCTGCCTCCTGCCATTGTGTTCACCTCCCTCTAATCTAACTTAATTGCGCTATAATTCACGCCTATTTTCGATTTACAAAGTATAACACTCGTAATTTCGGAGACTTATACTGTTGTAGTCTGCGCATTTGCGTCATATCTCGCCTGTGATGGCTTAGTTGATATATACGTTTGGCCGTCTCCCGGATACGTTACGGCGCCACTCAGTGGTGATCCAATGCTTGTTGCTGCGCCAATAGGCTTTACTCCCACTGGTTTAAGCTGCTGATACTTCATAATTTCCTCTGGCGTACCTTCAACCGTTCCATCTGGATGTAGTTTCATCTATCTCACCACCTCGATCACTATAGTCATCATAATGATAAATATAATAGATAAGTAATACTCTGAATGCCTCATTGCGGCCCCCGTTTCACTGGGTAATTCGGTCGAATCGATGCAGAGATAAAAACAAAAAAGGCAACGGCGTATACCGTTACCTCTTGCAGATTCAGCGCGCCCTAAACCCCGTCATGCGCGTGCACTCGGCCCCTTGATGCTTTGCCTTGTGTTTCCCTTTTATGCCCGATCCCTGTAATCCCATAGGCCGACCGGCGTTATCACTATGAGATAGCCCACAAGTACTAAGCTAAGCATAGCTTAACCGTCATAACGTACATGCAGGCCTATATGCAAACCATCCCCAACATCGAAGTGTGCGCATTAGCGCGTTATGGATGGGTGTTGCTAAAATGTAGCGCCAGTCTCCCAGCGCCAAGGGGTAGGAGTGAATCATCCAAGTGATGGGAATCGGCGATAGGGGCAGTCCCCGGGTCACTGATCGCCAATTCCTCATACTACTATAATATCACGATGCATTTGTACTTTGTGTATCCTTTTTGTATCCTCTTTTGTAGCAATAAGTGCGAATATGGCTTTCACTGTAGCCTAATTCCATTGCAATTTCCTTGTACTTTTTACCTGCAAGTCGTCTGCTTTGGATCATATTTTCCAGTCCGGTGAACTTAGCAATCTCCACGTCCATGTCATTCTTCATCTTCTGCACACGGTCGATCTCTTCCCGGATGCATTCCAATTCATGCTGTTCTCTCTCAATCTTCTCCAGCCCTTTATCTAGAGAGATATGCACGTATGGCCCTGATGATGGCATGCTGCCGATTACTGTGTACTTATATGCCAACTCAACTCTTCGCTTGACTTCCTTTTCCCTGAGACGAAGTATCTGCAGCTCCGCACACGTATCAGCGTATGACTCCTTCCAGTTCATGGTTATCCCCCCTTAATAACGTTCAAGATGTCTTGTTCTAACGGACCTCAGAACGATCATACGGCATTTACCCTTTAAGTACTCTGCCAATGTCTCGTGAGCATCATCTACACTCGCTGGATGTTTTTCAATCCTAACAACAGCATCATCTGCAGTAATCCTAAAGTCTCCGTTCTGACGCTCTACCATGGCTTTTGCTACCATTTGAGATATAAATGATTCAGCATCTTCACCATCTTGCATGATCATTTCACTTTCCCCTACTTGGAACTTGATCATGTGTTAATCCCCCCTATAGATTAATCCTCAATCACTTCCAGGCTCACTGCATAATACGGTACTACCGTCATCGACTCGTCTATCAATACATATACCCACTCTGTGATGCTTACGATCCTGCCGGTTAAGCCTGACTTGTGCTGGACCCTATCGCCTACGTTCATTTCATCACCTTAGGGGAAAAGGCGACCGGAGCCGCCTCATTCATTTATCTTCTTAAGCAACCGATCTATTGGATTCGATCTGGGCGACTCTGGCTTTGAGCTCTTCGAATTCTTCGCGTGTAACTGGCGATCCAGCCACTGTTGATGCCTCAGCAGCCAATCCAGGCTCTGCGGCGTTCTCGTCTTCGCCACGAAAGGCAGGTGCGGTGTAAGTCGTTTCTACCTCGTCTGTGCTGTCGGGAATATCGTATGAATGATCCTCTTCAACAGGCGCCGGTTGTTGCGCTGCAAGGTACTCGGTTCGAAATGTCACCGCTTGTTCAGCGGACACCTCCACATATCTGGCCTCTTTGTAAATAAACCAGTCTTCGAAAGATTCGTCTGTCTCTGCAAATTTCGCCCGGAACCGGCTTCTGCGGTGGTCCA